GTAGATCCAGCTTTTAAAGCTTCTTGAGAGAAATAAGCTTCAAAATCTTTAGGACAGATTGTCTCTTCAATTTTGATCTTACCAACTACAACCTCTGCTTGAGACAAAGTAGTTGTACCACTTGGATCCCATCCACAAGAATCAGTTTGGAAATTTGCGTTTGTAGCCAATTTAGGCACTTTAACGCTAGATTTTGTTTTAGGTAATAAGATACCACCAGCCTTGATGTAAGACTGAGTCTTTGCAGAGAAAACTGCTTCTGTTAACAATGGAGCAATCTCTTGTTTAGTATATGCTGCAATGTTTGAAAATGCTAATGCCATTTTATTTAATTTTTAGTTATGAACAAATTGATTTAGAAAATTTATTAAACTCTGCTTTTGCGTCTGTTTTAGCTTCTGCAAAGTTGTTGCTTGTTTTAACACCAGCGTCCGGTGCTGACTGAGGCGCTTCAACCAACATCTTGCTGATCTGCATTAAACCTTCAATCACTTTGTTTGCTTGGCCTAATTTAGCCTCATATTGTGCAAACTTGTTTTCGTATGCGCTGAATTTTTCATTTGTTGCAGATTCAAAAGCAGCAAATTTTGCGCTCATATCTTCAACTTCTGGTACTTCAACCTCTACTGATACCTCGTCTTGTTTCTTTGGCTTGATTTCCATGATCGCTCCATTATCGCCTAAAACGATAACCTCACCGCTTTCAAGTTCATGCTCACCAACTGGTGCTGGTACACCAGCAATTGTTACAATACCACCAACTGCTAACTCAGTAACTTCAACAATAGTGCCGTCTTTCAATTTGGCTTCCATCATTTTAACTTCTGCTTTAGGCTCGCCGCTTGGCATTGGCATATCTTCATTGTTCACTAATTCAGCGAAAAACAAAGATACTTTCTCTAGAATGTTTTGTGCGTCTTTCATACTTTATATATATTATTTAATTGATAAAGGTACTTTTAATAACTCCGCCAACTCTGCAAGCTTTTGCTCTGCATAGGTTGGCTCCTTTTTTTCTATTGGATACTCAAAAAATCCCTCAACTGAAAATCCTTTCACTTTGCCCTCTTTAATAAGCTGCCATGCTTGCTCATTCTCAACATAAAAGCTACCAAACCAACTGCCATCTTTTGCATCTTCAAATCCTTTCATTGGTTGAATGCCACGCTCTTTGTCAACTATAAATGACTCAAACATAATCAAACCATCCAAAGTCATTGACTTGTCATGCATTAAATTAACTTTGTCTTGATACCCTTTTTTGCTGAATTTAATCGCAATATCTTTAATTGTGTCTGCTGGGAATGTCACAAAATGCTCGCCAAACTTTTTATTGTTGCGATATATTGGCTTATCTGCTAACATGATCGGGCCAGATATGATGTGCTTATCTTCATCTTGGATTGCAAAATTTAATTTAGGCTTATCATTTGCAAAGTGTTGCTCCCAGATTGAATTGCAAATTGCAACTGCTTGCTCACTATCTTTGCCTTCATTGATCACATAGCTAATACATCTAGGCAAAAACTCATCTTGTCTTTCGCCTTTGCTTGGATCAATAAAATCTTGGCTAAACGCTACAAAGTCACGCTGGATTGCTGGCTTATCTACAAGAGCAATAAATGATACCTCAGCATCATCTTGCAGATCCTCTTGTATTCTTAATTCGTAAATAGGTAAGTTCATACTTAATAAATATTTTTAATGCCGTTTAGGTACTTTTAGCTGATCCTTGCGGCTCTGTTTAATCTTATAATCCTTTCTTGATTTCCACTTATGTCGCTTTCTACAACGTATGCTCTTGCAGCTATATTTCCAATTTGATTTACTTGACCTTGATTTAAAGTAGTAGTTGCTAGGCTAGGCGTTAATGGAGCCGTAAAGGATGGAATACTTGGAATAGATCCGCCACCTCCGCCGCTTGATCCTTTTACGCTAGGTACTTTTACACCCATGATTGATTTAACGGACTGAATACCGGTTGCAATAATACCGGCAACGGATGCAATTTTTTGTATTGTGCCGAATGGTTCCGGTAATACCGACTTTGCTCTTATAACTTCGGACGCACCAATATAAGTATTTATTAAAGCGGTTGCAATTCCAAGCGCTTTGCCGGCGGTTGTTTGTTGGCCAATAATAGCACCTAGAGCCTCCGTTGCATTTCCAATAGCTCTTAAATTATCTAGTTTAGCTTTAGCTAACTTATCATCGTTTGCTTTGTCTAAGTCTTTTAAATCTTGTTCTCTTTTATAATTATCAATCGTTAATTGAGTCCTATATTTTAAAGCATCCTCTCTGTCCTTTCTTGCTTTTGCCTCCCTTTCTGCATCTGCTTTTTCTGCGTCTGCTATAATTTGATCGCCGCTTTCTTTTATTTCTTTGTCTTGTTGTAGTTCAAATTCACGCATTTGCAAGTCCCACTTTTGTTTCTCAAGTATTTCTTGCCTTCTTTTTTCCTCGGCTTGCTTTCTTATTTGCTCGGCTTTTTCTGCTGCTGCTTTTTGATCTGCTAATCTTTTAGCTTGCTCTGCTTTTTCTGTATCAGTCAACTCTTTAGATCCAGCAATAAATCTTTTATTTGCAGCCTCATATCTTGTACCAAATTCTGTGACAGATTTTTTAGCATCATCCCACGCGCCAGCAAAATCACCACTTATAAACTTTTTAACTGCTGATCCAACAAGTCCAACACCTTGCAAGAATGAACTTAATGCACTATAAGCCACTTTAAATGCATCTGCAACATAAGGCAATGCCCTTTCAGCTAAACTTATAAAAGCATCAACCAAAGGCTCCATTGCTCCTAATATACCATTTAAGATTCTACCAAACTGAGTAATGATAGGCTCAAGCTTTTTCATTGCATCTTCATTCTTAGCAAATGCAGCAGCAAGTCCGCCTACCAAACCAACAAGCAAACCGATTCCAGTTGCTTTTAAAGCAGCACCCCATGAAGATGTTGCAATCTCTAATTGTCTTAAACCTTTTCCAAAAACTCCAACTGGCCCAGATGCATTCTCTAAAGCACCAGCAAAATCATTCGCGCCTACTTTTGCATTTTCAATACCATCCTCAACATCTCTAATTTGTGCAGATAATCTTTTAAACTCTTCGGATCCAGCAGCAGTATCTTTTAATTGTTTCTTTAATTCTTTTAATTCTCTTACTGATCCAGTTGCAGCCTTAGTTGCTCCATTAAGATAACCTTGCAGATTATCAATTTCTGTATTTAATCTTTTAAACTCTTCGGATCCAAATTCTGCATCTTGAAGATTATCTTTTAAATCTTTTAATTCAGTCTTTAATTCTTTTAAAGTTTTACCGGAATACTTAGTGTTTATTTGTATCTCGGCTGCAATTGTTGTATTTTTACTTGCCATGCTTTATTATTTTAAACAAGTGTTTTGTGCAACTTGTCTTATTAGGTTAGTATAATTAAATGATCCAAAGGTCTCATTGTACTCTGTATTCATCACATCTTCATAAGGCAATTTATCTGTATATGCGCCTTTGTAGAATATATTATGATTTTTACCAATGTCATAAGTCACGCCGGAATTGTGGAAAATATCGCACTTGCTCCATTTTTCAATCGGATCAGTACCCCAGCAAAAATCTAGTCTTGGCGTTATTTTTACATCAAGATCATGATACCAACAATTCCAAAGCATACCCCACATGCCGGCAGTAAACTGCTGAATGCCATAATAGCTTGGATTTTTTTGCACTCTTAATGGCTCACTCTTTTGAAAATAATCATATAAAGCCACACTATCACTCTCAACCTTTTGCCAGAATTTATAGTCAGTATTTTTAAAAATATATTGAGATCCGCCGCTATTCAATCTGTGCTTTATTGGCACGCTATAATCTAAGCCAACAATGTCGCACATATCCTCATAAAGGTCTTGACCTTTCTCTAGAATATAATCGCTCCAAATAAAGCCTTTTGAGTCACTAACATAGCAACTATCATCTTGCTCAAGATCGCTAAAATCTACCGGTTTTGTGAATATCATATCGCAGTCATGTAGAAATACATTTTCCATCTGCAAATAAGGATAAGCTTGATAGTGCTGCTTGACTGCATTCATGATCACACTAGGAATGTAAGTAGGCATCACACGAGTGTCTTTGTACTCAAAAAAAGCTATTGTGTTAAATTTCTTTTTTAACCTTTCATACATAGCAGTTGTCTCTGGCCAGTTAGTCTTATCATTTTGATCTTTACTAACAGATAACAAGACATGTATCTTATCATCTGGTATGCCCACCGACTTAAAGTTGGTGAGCATAACTTCTAAATGCCATGCGTAATAAACTATCTTAGGTTGCGTGCAAATATAAATCATATTGTTTTTTTTATGGACATGATCCGTCAAACATTGAAATGCTTATTGTACCTCCATCATTCACAACTTGTCCAGCAAATGATCTGCTTGTTGATGTTGCACTTATACAAGTAAGATTTGAGGCAGTATCAATCACTTCAACAGAGTCGCCATTAATATTTGTGTAAGATACAACAATTGTTCTAGAGCCACCAGTTTGCGTAGTTGTAGCACTTGCTCCATCACCAGCAACTATTGGGAATGTTGCACCACTAATTTGTACTCCGTTTATTGTAATATTAGTAATATTTGTACCGGCCGTGTCATTAGCAATGTCAACAAAAGCATAACCTAGTGTTGTTGTTGTAGTTGTAGTGCTTGTAGTAGTTGTTGTAGGCGGAGCCGTTGTTGTAGTAGTTGTTGTGCTAGTAGTAGTTGTTGCTGGACAAGCACTTTCACATGTATTGTATAACAAAGAATTTAATGTGATTGCAGTTCCTTCTGTTGCAGTTTCATTTAATAAATAAACTCTGCTGCCACCTTGCTCTCTATAATATTTATTTAATGTCACAGAACTGCCAGCAGTAAATTTAACTAAAACATCTGCGGTTATACTACCACAAGTTGAGCAACTTATTTCATCTGCAAAATAGTAATCAAATGGTGCAGCCGTTGTAGTTGTAGTTGTTGTAGGTGTTGGACAAGATGTTACTTCTGTGATCTCACCATCTTGAGGCGAAGGCAATCCAACTACATAAACTACTCCACTTGAATACCAATAATACCCCGGCGTTGTCACTGGTGTAGTTGCAGCAGCATTGCTATATAAAATAGTGCCTACTCCTAAAGTACCTCTATAATAAATAGTCAAAGGATTTGCTTGACTACAAGCTATTGACAAAGAGCTACCTTCATAACCAGCAAAGCTTTGTATTGATAGTGTAGTTGTTGTAGTAGTAGTACTTGTAGTTGTTGTTGTAGGCGCAGCCGTTGTAGTTGTTGTAGTTGTACTTGTAGTTGTTGTTGTAGGCGGAGCCGTTGTAGTAGTAGTTGTTGTGCTTGTAGTAGTTGTAGTAGGCGCAGCCGTTGTAGTAGTTGTAGTTGTAACTGCCGGACAAGTTTGACATGTCTCTTCTGTCCACACTGCTACAAATTGACCACCTTCAATAATAATAGTAAATCCTCTGCTAGTGCCACTACAAGCGCTTAACCAGAAATTGCCAGTAATTGTACCATTTGCAATTAAAGTACTTGTTAACTCAGTAGCAGTACATAAAGTATTGCCACCAGCTAATATTGTAAATGTTTCAACTGGACGCGCTGGATTTGGACATACATTGTTACAAACATCATAAGCACTTACCATGCTATAAGATGCCACAAAAGTAGCTAGTGTTGTAGTTGTAGTAGTTGTGCTTGTTGTTGTAGTAGTAGTTGTTGTAGATGGCACAAAATCAGTACCAACTGCATCAATAACTCTTAACAAATCAACCTTTGTAGTATCATTGTTTTCTGGACTATAATCGTACACTTTTATAAGTCTATAAAGTCCGCCATCAATAAAATAATACTTTGCAAAATCTAGGTTAAAAATGTCTATTTCCGTTAAATCAAAAAAGCCGGTTAGTAAACGGCTATCTTTGTCAGTAATTTCGTACATGTACGGCGAGTAGTAAACATTAAATAAGTTGTAGCTTAAGTCACCACTTGTCAAGTTAAAAAACAATTGTTGAGGCGCTCCAAAGTTAATGTCAATAGTTGGTGTTATTGGGTTGTTTAAATGCCCAGCAAATAAATATGCAGTGTTTGATCCTAAGTTAGTGGCTCCGTTTAAGATGCTCCAACTTGTTACACTGCTAATTTTATTAATCTGCATAATACGCAAAATATGATCCATAGGATCCTCTTTAGTATTATTGTCCGACTTTTTATAAATAGCTGGGAAAATTTTGTCAGTTGTACTTGTGCCAAACAAAGGTGATGACGCAAATATTATTTCAACACTCTCAGTATCTTTAGCAAATTCAAGACCATTATCGTACACCCTATCACCATATCCCTCATTAAATTTCTTGCGATAATCTTCATTGTAAAAATCATTGTCTTGTTTATATTTAAAATTGTAATATCTAGCATTGATCTCACTCATTGGCTTGATCTTAATTGCTTTGCTATGATCTAGCTTGTCACTCCAATCAACAATCGTACCAGTATAAAAATCAACATAAGGCTTAATCACTAAATGATTTGTCTTATATTTATCTTCAACAATCAATAAATTATACATCTTCATGATGGATGTCACAAAGTCTTTTTGAAATATACCTTTTGGGATTGTATTATTGATCACCATTGTGTCACCTAATTCAATAGGCGCAGTTGTTGCAACATTGTTTATAACATTTATTGTACTTTCGCTTACATTAACCTCATCACCAATGTCAAGTATGCAACTTGTTCTAACTCTTAATGTGTCATTTGTTGCTAGGGTTACAGATAATGATTTATTATAATAAAGCAAATCAGTACCATTATAAGTTTGACTTGATCCAGATATTGCAACTCCATTTTTTAAGACTGCTATTGTTAATGGCCTTCTAGCTAAAGTATAATCACCAAAAAGCTCTATTGTTATATTAGTAGTAAGTGTAGGCGTACCAGTATAAGTAAATGTAGTATTCCCAGCGCTTGCAGTAAATAAAGATCCTACTTTAGTCTCATAACTTACAAAGTCTTGTGAGCCACCTTCATTCATGCTTTGATTTATTGCTTTAGTCAATTTAAGCACATCACTTGTCTCTTTAGTTAATTGCTTTGAATTGTTAGGCACAATTAGCTTTCTAAAATCGCTAGTATTAAATAAATCGCATTCATAAGTGTAGCCACTGCCAGTGAAAATCTTATCAAGATATTCACGCACAAACAATGCTGGCTTGAATGTCTTATATTGAAAATTTATCTTATCTGTGCTGACATTTCCATAATCAATTAAAGGATAACAATAGCTAGTGCTGCCGGTAGTATTCCAGCTTGCCACAATATTAGCATAAGAGTATGTGTGATCATAAGCGCTAAAGTCTAAGTCCTCAAGCCTTTTATTGCCGAGTGCATTTATAAATCCACCCAATTCACCAAATAATGCGCACTCGTACTCAATGTGTCCATCAACATGTATAATCTCAAGCAAGCGCAAAACACCTTTCATGATCTGCAATCCGTCAATCTCTATTCGTGCCGATGCGTTGCGCGCTGCGTTAAAGTTTGCCAGCACATTTGGATCAAGAGGATTGTCAAAATTAGCGTTGTTAAAATCAAAGATATTGCCTAGCAATTTATTATTGTTAGCAGTGCCGGGCAATACTATTGTCTTTGTAAAGCTGGTGCTTTTGCTATCTAGGTTTTGTAGATCATCAATGGCATAAGTAATCTGGTTGCTTAAGCCTTGCGTCAAATCAAGTTCATATCCTTCAATAAATATTCTAGTCATGTTATCTTAATTGGCTAAAGCGTGTTTGATTGATGTCAATATCTACCTCAAAAACTCTTAATCTATTATTGACATATTTGCTATATTCAAAATTTGTATTCTTAATGCTTACTGGATAAAAATAACCATCCAACTCAAAGTAAACTTGCGGTGAGTCAATTAACTCTGCAAGCCATTCAAATTGACTATCTGTCGGTGCATTCATTGTAAGCTTATAGGCATGATCCTTTTTATTTAGATAGTTCACCTTGCTATCAACATACTTTTTATTGGCATCATAATAAGTAACAGATGACGCGCCTAAAGTGTAGTCTCTTTTTTCATAAGACTTTCTTTGCACGTCCATTGTTAGCCTTGATGCTAGATCAAATTTAGCAGTGTCAAACATGCCTAGGTGATTCATAAAGTGTAGGTTGTAGCTAGTGTATTTAGGATTGCACTCCAAATTAACTCTATATGTGCTAGTGCCTAAAGTAATCGTGTAGTATTTAACAGATGATGTGATCACGGCAGTAGGGTTGTTTAAAGCCGGCGATCCTACGTTAAGCTGCGCAAAAGCCTTAGTGCCTCCAAGGGAATAAGTAGTGTCTGCAATCTTTACATTGCTAAAATTATAAGTTGAAACAACCAATCCGCTCACATCCTTTGCACCTATGTAGATATTGTCACCCAGTGCTGCATTTATTTCATTTGGCCTATTGCTTAATGCTTTGCCATTGTAAGCGCTTAAGTCTGTCACCTTGCGCTCAAATGTAGGAGCAACAAAATTGTAAGCAGTTACGTTGCCACTTGCTAGGTTTAAATAAGTCACGCCGCTATATTCCTCACCGATCCTATATTGATATGTCTGTGCTATTTGTCCGCTCACATTTGGCTCGCACATTAATACGTTTGTGTTAGGTGTTAGCCACTGGTAAGTCATTGTGTTTCTTATAATAGGCCCAGCGTCAAAATATCCGATGCCGGTTGTTGGCTCTGGGTAAAGCTTAACTCTTACTTGCTGCGCTCCGCCAACGTAAAGATCAACAACATATTTCAAGTCTGTGCTTGTTATGTTTGAGTCAAATATATGCCAAAGAGTGTCTTGCACCGATGGACTGCCACTTGGATAACCTAGGTTTGTTATTGCCATTATTTATTACTTTTATTCAAATTAATTCTCTCAAATGTGATCACAATGTCTGTCTCAACCGCTTCAGCCATCTTAATCTCAAAATTCTCAAATGTCTTGTTAAAGGCATCCGTGAAATAGTTAGTTGTCTTTATACCAAACTTTTTAATTAAATAAGACAATGTCTCAACTTGCCTATCAATTAAAGATCCTTTTTTGCTAAAGCTTACACCTATTTTTTCGCCGCCTTTGCCTAAAGCCTTGTCATTCATCACACTTGTAATCTTCGCCTTCCCACTCTGTATGTATCTTTTTAGGGATGCTCGGCCGCTCTCTGGCATGCCATAGTTCTTGTATTGATATGGTGAATTAGGCGCATTTTTTGAACTATCCACACCTTTTACCCCTTGATTCGGATAATCGTAATAGTCAAGCATTCTAAGCCTAAAAATCATCACACCATTTTCCTCAATGACTTCTGGGATCATATTATTGAGCAAATCACCACTACCGACTACGCCTTTATTGTTACCAAAATAACTAATGTTTTTCAAAAACTCTTCACCATATTGCTCAAGCACACCATTAACTACACCAAACTCCATGATGTCTGTACCACCTAGATCGCCACCTTGCCTAAGAAAGTCCGCTTGTGCTTTGTTTATATTGATGCTCATCTAATTGCTTTTTATTCTTTAAATAGGATAAATCGTTCAAAAATTGTATTACTGGTAAATCATAAACCTTGTCTAAAGGTATGGCTTCAAAATTAGCTACCTCTTTTGCGTTGTAGATCCATCCCCAATTATTTGCAAAATTCTCTTCAATTGTTGTACTCGTTTTTTGTTCACCTTCCTCAAATTCATCTCGCTGATCAAACAATCCATCGTATTGTTCGTTGAATGTTTTAAGACTTGATAAAAAAAAACCATTGCGAAATATCCGTGCTTAAACTCTGCTTGTTTCATATCGTTTGCATATTCCTCATGCTTTAGTGCATCATAGTCTTGCTTGACAAAGTTAAGCTTGCGCCAACTCCATTTTAAAGGCGTACAGATACTAGCTAAAATATTATGCATATTCATGATAGGATCATCTTTGCTAAATGTCAACACCTCAATATATCTGCCGGTGTTGAATGGCGGCTTTACATCAAAGTTTAAATGATAAGCTTTGCCATTTGCTTGTATTATAGGTCTAGGCATTGACATAGTTGCTTGATCAATCTTTAGATCAAATTCATCCTTTAGTTTTTCGCATAGCTTGCCAAATTTTTTAGGAGGCAATGACTCAACATAGTCCTCAGTCTTGTCAAGCAAAACTTGAACTAACTTGCTGGCTCTTAACAATTCATCTGTCTCAATTGTCGCTATGCTTTGTAGCTTTTGGAATTTGTCAATAGTTAACTTCATACTTTATTAAATATATTTATTAGATAACATGGTACTTGCCCACTTGTTTATGATCAATACGGCATTTGTTAGCCAAAGCTAAAGCGATCACGCAGTCATCATGAAAGCCTTGCGGTGCAGAATAACGCACGCCAGTAGGTGTGAATGTGTACTCAAATACCTCTAACTCTTGTTTAATCGGGCCATCTGGATAGCTGATTGACTTAGTTTGAATAGCGCTGCTTAGTGACTCAAGCAATTGCTGCTTGCTTGTAGCCGTAAACTTAAAGCCGTGCATCTGTGTGAACTTCTTTTGTAACTCTTCAACTATGGCATCACCCACACCAGTGCTATCAATTACGATCGGCAGATTCTTTGGCAATCTTAAGATTGTCTCTTTAGTCTGCATCCAGTCTTTTTGAAAGCGCTCAAAGTGTACCACATTGCCTTGCTTGTCCATTCCTATGATCACTGACCAGTCCACAGACTTGGCTAAGTCAATTCCATAATAAGCAGCTATGCCTTTTGTTTCTCTGGTGCAAGCATATATGAAATCGCTACCAAAAGGGTTGGCTGCATTTTCCATAGGATCGGCCATGTACTCTTGCTTGAATACCACTGCTGGCAGTTGTGCTGCTGCTGCGTCAATTTCAGTGGGATCAATGTGTGGATTGTCATAGGTAGTAAATTTAAAAGATTCCCAGTTAGGCTCACCGCCACGCATAAAC